CATAAGGATATCCGCTAAAACCTCTTTTACTTCTTCTTTTGGGAAAGTTTCTTTAATGTAAGTCCATTCTTCTTCATTGATTTCGAAGTATGGCTCCATATCTTTAAACTTCTCAAAGTATTTTTGTGTTTCTGTCATATGTTTTTGTATCTTCTACGTTAGTCATTAATAATTTTAACTCATCTTGATTAGGTGAACCATGTCTGTCATACCGAACTGATATTCGATAGCCTCAAATGGAGTTCTATCTTCCCATGCCATTTCTATAATCCTATCGATAGAATCTTCATCACTATACATTGCTCCACTTGTACACATATTTTACTTTACAATATTTGTTCTTAAATTATCAACTAAAAGAACATCAAGTCCAAAGTATGAAAGATTACCTATACCTCTTTCAACATTGTTCCTTCTTTTCTTGTACTTAGGCCCCCATTGAGAATTAGCACCATCTTCAGCTGATTGAAGATAATCTTGTTTATTATTTACAAAAAGAGTGGTGATTTTTGAGAATCTTCCTTTCTTACTTTCTTCTGATGCAAGAAGATATGTATCATTTTTGTGATAATGACCTTTATCTAAATCTCCATCTATAAGTTCGATACATGCATTTGTTTCATCGACATATATATCTAAAATAGAATCACCTAATTTAACACCAGCATCCCTTCCTTTTAGATGTTTTTTACACCAATTGAATTCTTCTGTATAAACTTGTTTTGGTGTACTTCCTTTACCATTAAAGTTGGGTACTCCTAATAAATCAAAAAAGGTTCTAAATTCTGTAATAGCTCTCATTCCCCATTGTGATGGGAAGTATAATCCACTTGCAACATCAATTAATTGGTCTCTTAAATCATCTTCACAACGAATTATTGATTCATCTTTGAATAACTTTTTAAGTTTATTCATTACACTCTCAACAAGTTTTTTTGTTGTGAGATTTTTCCCTTTATCAGTAGGATGAATTAATTCGATATGTGCCTTATCTGTGGTAGATTTCCACATTCCTCTTGGTAATCTTAATACTACTGAAAAGTTTCCTTGTCTTAAAAATCTATTTGGTATTTCAACCCAAGATAAGGTTGCACCAGTATGGTCATCAACTATTTCTAATATAGTATGGTCATCGTATTTTAAATCTCTAGTAGCTGTACCATAACCAACAACTTTATTCTTATTATCACTTTTTAAAGTCTTGTGTTTATCAGAACCGGATGGATTTCTAAAGTTATAGATAAGGTCAATTTTTTTAAATCCACCAGGCATATACTTTATAGTCGTTGGTGTATCCTTAATATCATCTACAAAAGCTGGTACTAAATCATTATGAACAGTATTACCTGTTTCATCAGTCATTGTGAATCTTACTTCAAGTTTGTTGTTTCTTATTAATCTACGAAATCTTGTACCAATTTCAGCTTCTAAAACTTCAAACCAATCACTTCCTGCTGCTTTAAAACTATTATCGTTAATATGATTTAACTGTGTGGGGTCTAAAATTTCATAACTCTGATACAAACCAGATTCTTGTAGTGCCTCTATATTAACATGAGGAAATGATTGTTTAATTTCTTGTGTTGTGTGATACCCAGCATAGGTATCCTTATCGTTATAAAAATCTTTTTCATAAACATACCAGTTATCACAATTTTTTGTTTTTACAATAATGAACCATTTAGAAGTTCCATGTGTTAAAAAACAAAAAGTGGCTGTAGCACCAAGACCATGTTGAGAAAATGTATAGTTACCTTCTGTTACCGATGAGTTTCCCATCAGTTTTGTTAAAGTTTTAGTAGTTGGTACAAAACCATATCCAGTTCCACCTACTTCATAACTATCAAATCTATATTTACCATTTTTTAACTTCGTAAAATCCCATTGGATTTTTAAAAGATTACCTACTCCTAACGGAGAAAGTTCATTTGGATTTTCTGGGTCTACCGCAAAGTGATTATGAAATAAATCTATAAAAGATGATATCCATGTGCCATTTTTTTCAAGACCATGAATCATCCCACTAAAATCGTGTTCTGCTGATGGGTTGGTATTTACCGTTCTAGCATCTCTGAAACTAACAGTTTTATTTAACTCCTCTGTTGTAGGAGGTTCTAATGTATCTATCATATTTTAAGTTTAAATGTTTATTTTCTAAATATTTCATCTCTTTCGATGATGGTTGACATATGGTCGGCCCAATGCATGATATACCCCATATTAGTGGTCTTACCTACAATCTTATCTTTATCAAAAGTGATTAAGTATTTTTTATTATCTTCATCAAACAAACCATCTGTAAGTTTCATTCCAAGATATTCTTTTTCATTAAACTTAATACCATATTGATTAAGTAAAAAGATAGTTCTATCTGTATGTGATAAGTAAACAATATTTGGGTTTGTTTTATAAACTTGTCCTAACTTATCAATGTGCCATTGTGAATCATTATCAATATAATGAAGTTCACCCTTTTGACCTAACTTACCCAAATCATGATGGAATGCTGTAAACAACAATTCTTCTTGAGTAAAATCAACAACCCCACCAGCTTCTTTATAAAGTTTCATCATACGAAGTGCATTTCTTGCCACATTCATAACATGGTCAATATATCCACCTTCATAGGCATTGTGGAAGTTTTTATTTCCACTCGCTGGAGATAACATTAGGTTCGGTCCTAACTCTTCCATTGAGTACATATGAAGAAGTTTTTCTAATCGTTCTCCTTCGAATGATTTTTTAAGAGCTTCTATAAACTTGTTATAGTTTTCTTCGAGTTGTTTTTCGTTGTATCGATTCATAATAATGCTTTAAGTTTTAATATTTGTACAAATATACGAAAAATATTTTTAATATCCAAATATTTTTTTATTTTTTTTGCAATTAATATCCAACATTCCAAAATAAACAATTTGGTTTCCCAAATTCTTTAACAAATTTCCATGCCTTCGCATCATATGTAATTGCAGATTTAAATGGTAATTCTTTTAATTCTGATTCTTTGATTGGTTTATCAAATTTATATTCACTTCTATAATATTTTGCTCTTCCAATTTCTCTTTGACTCATTGTATGTCCTACTGAAACTACATTAATATCTAAATCAGGGAAAGCAAGTTGTAATCCTCTATTCAAAGTACCACTTGAACCAACAGTCCATATTTCAGATATCTTTGTTGGGTCTATATGTTTTCTAGCAACCTTAATAATAGAAGCAATTACAGTTGGATGTTCCAATCCAATAGGAAATACAACTCTTTCTTCTGGATTTTCTTCTACATACTTTCTTGCTCTTGATTGAGTTACTGATAACATTCCCATATTTACCCATTTGTACTCGGCTCCGAGTGCCATACCTCTTTTTTGATATTCATGGTAATTATCAGGATTTCTCTTAGCCATAAACAAAACTGTTTTTTTATCATATTTGTTTGTTACAGCAGGTAAGGATATCTGAGCATAACCTGTAGCAGGTGATGAACCGAATACAATTTCTTTTTGTGGTACATCTCTAATAAATTTATCCACAAATCTAATCTTAGAACCATAATGTAGTAGTTCATCTTGTACTACATAAACATTATCAAACTTCGTGATAACAGGGTCTGGATTTGGGTCCTCCCAATCTTTTACCAATTCTAATAATTCATCAACAGTCCACAATCTACCATTGTTATCTTCGTATGTGGGTTCTAAAAACTTACTTAAACTCATTTACCAAAACTTTGTATTAACTTCTTTTTCTCTTTCTTCTGGCAAATCAAAACCTAAATGTTCTGCCAATATTCTTGTTCTCTTTGATGGGCCTTTGTTATTCTTTGTTGTCATAAAATAACAAATCTTAGCATTTGAATAATCTACTTCTTCATAATTTGGAAACTGGTCAATAGCTAAATCAACTATTTGATTATCTGGCCACATAATAAATCTATGTAACCCATCATCACCAGGTATACCAGGTAGTTTATAAGGTTTAGAACCCTTTGGGGAAAGATAGTAGTAAACAAACTCTGCAATTACATAACAATAATTTTTAGTAGGATTATCCTCACTCCAATTATCTTTCATTGCTTTTGTTTTAAGATGTTTCTTTCCCATCTTAATAAGAGCTTCGTGTAACTTTTCTTTTTCAATACCAGCTAAACGAAACATTGATTGTAACTTTTCTTCAGATATTCTCATTCTGTATAATCATCTGGTTCTTGGTTAGTAGGATATTTATCAGCTCCTTTTTCTAACCATCTTCTTGTTTCAGCATTAGATTGAATATCAATAACTAAATGATATCTATCATCTTCACCAAAATTAATTGCTGTATGTGGTTTTCTCATATCTAAATACCAACATTCACCCAATCCCATTCTAAGAGTTGTTTTAGAACCATCATAGTTCCATTGAGTAAACTTAACATCAGGATTTGTTTGAAGTGGAAAATGGATTCTTGTCCATTGACCATCACCAATACCAGCATCTTTATCTTGTCTATCCGTATGTCTTTCTAATTCACCCTCACCTTTTGATAATTTAAGAATTCTAATTCTTTCAATATGTGATTCATCTTTGAGATGAGGAAGTTCTTCTTTTAAAATATTAACAAAATGTTCCACTTCTGTTACAACACCTCTAAGTGGAGTATCCTCAACCTTCCATTCCATTTTATCTTTATTATCTTTTTTCCATGAGTTTGTCATCTCAGCTGGTTTGATAATAAAATCAATTTTTCCACCATATCCTCTAACTACCATTCCTCTCCAACTATTTCCTTTATTATAGTTTGAATAGTGATTAGCAAAATCATCCATATTCAATTTTAGGATTTGTTCCATTATTTTTGATGTATCTTGAGTAGGAACATCCAATCTTTGTAGAGAAAGTTGTTGTGCTCGTTCTATCGGCTGATATTTACCTCCCTTAACCCAAATACCATATACATCCGCAAATGATGTAATGATGTTATCTATACAAGTAAATCCTAAGTTTTCAAGAATAGTTCTATTTCTTTTTAATTGATTATCAATTTCTACCAAAGTTATAGGTTCATCATCATCTGTTGTTTCAAAAAACTTTGAAGATTCTTTTGGTTTAGCTATATGTTTTTCTACTAATTTCTGTAACCACTCTTCATAACCAGGATAACAAGCCATCTCTTTAATGTACTTATCTCCTCTTGATTTCAAAAGAGTATAAGTTTCATTTGAAAAAGAATTTACCTTCTTTTCAGTAGTACTCATTTTATTTAAATCATAGTATAAAATAATAGCTTTAATCTTACCATTATCATCTTCAACCCAATCCACTTCCTTATACACATTTGTATCCATGTGGCCAAGAAATTGTTGAATTTTATATTTGTTTATTTTTCTGAAAGGGTCTCTTAACCTTGTGTTACCATCTGTGTTATATGGTTTAACATCTTCAGGTCTTTGAGTTTCATGAAAACAATTTAATATCTCATCATATATTGGAGACTTGGAATAATCCCACGGATTACTTCCATCCTTTGTAGGTGCTTCGTATTGTTGATTATAATCTCTAAATTTCATAATATTTTGATTTGTTTATAATAAATATGCCTGTCTTAAAACCGCAGATTATAGATGAGTCCAAGTTTTTCTTTTAACAATTTCTTCTACATTCCAAGTAGAAACTTTAAAATTACGTGCTATGACGTTAGTAGAGAATCCCTTTGAATAGAGGTCTCTAATTTGTAATACTTGCTCTGATGTAAGTTTAGCATTGGGATGATTCTCACCTCTAGCTCTATTATCAAACATCCAAGATTTCCATTGTACCATTCTACAAATATACGAAACTTTTTTCAAATATCCAAATTTATTTTACTACATTTAAGTAAGTTTCTTTTGGTTGAACCCCAACGAATCTTTTAACCTCTTGCCCGTTATCCAATAGAACAACGGTTGGTACATTTCTTACATTATATTGAGATGCTAATTCAAATTCAGAATCTACATCTACTTTTTGAACTGGTATCTGTTGTGATACATCATTCATAATCGGCCCTAATGTTTTGCATGGGCCGCACCAACTTGCTGAAAAATACAAATATTTCATTTTTTACCTTTTGTTATATTTAAATAAGTTATACATCATCCGTCACAGGATAAACAATCAGGGTCCATAGCTTGTTGTGCAATATCACCTCTAAGAACTGATTCAGTACGAGTATAATATAGAGTTTTTACACCTTGTTTCCAAGCTTCCATATGAACTTGATTCATCCACTTTGGAGTTGCTACTGATGGGAATGCAAGATTTAATGATACTGATTGGTCGATATATTGTTGTCTGATACCAGCCTGTCTTACCAATTCTAACTGATTGATTTCTTTGAATGTTTTGAATACATCTTTTACTCTATCAACATCTTTACCTTCTTCACAATCAGATACATTTATGAGTCTACCATCACAATATACCCAATTATCTAATTCATCTATTCCTTGAATAGAACCACCATCTGAAAGAATCTTATCCCAAGTTTCTTTGTTATTGATACCCACTTTTCTTAGAACTCTTTCCAACTCTTTATTCTTGCGAATAAATGTACCTTTTGCAGTTTGTTCTGTGAATACATTTGCTGCCCAAGGTTCGATACCTGGTGAAACGTTACCACTCAACTTTGAATTTGATACAGTAGGAGCTACGGCTCTAAGGTGAGTGTTTCTAAAACCAGTACCAACACACCAAAGTGGTTCACCATACATTTCAGCCATATCTCTACTTGCTCTTTCAGATTCAATTTTCATTTGTGAAAATATCTTTCTAGTTTCGAACTGAGCTCGTAATCCTTCAAATGGAATACCATTTTGTTGTAAGTATGTATGCCATCCTAATACACCCAATCCTAATGCTCTACCTTTTTCAGCAGAACGAACTGAGTTTTCGAACCCTCTCATATTCTTAGCTTTCTGAATGAACTCTTCTAATACACCATCCAAGAACCAAGTTGCGGTATAAACCAAATCAGTATCTTTCCACTCATCATATTTTGCTAAGTTAAGAGATGATAAACAACAAACAAAGGAATGTGATTCATCAGTATGAAGTGTAATCTCAGAACAAATATTAGTCATAAACACCTTCAAACCATTTTGCTTATACGCTTCTGGATTTTGTTTGTTTACATTACCTTTAAACATAATATAAGGTTCGCCTGTAGCTTTCCTTTTTTGAAGTACCTTACCCCATCTTCTACGAGCATCATCATCACCATCTTCTAATTGTCTCATAAACTTATCACCAACTACAACACATTGATGTAAGTTTAGACACTGTCGGTTAACATCACCTTTTGGTTCTCTGATTTCAATCCATTCATCAAAATCATCATGTTCAATGTTTAAGTTTACTGATGCCGCTCCTCTTCTTACTGCTCCTTGATTGGTAGCAATAATAGTTGAATCATATATCTTTGCAAATGGTACAACGCCATCTGATGTTCCGTTTTGGTTGATAGTTGAACCTGCAGGTCTAATCATATTTATACCTACACCAACACCACCACCATGTTTGGCGAGTAACATCATCTCTAAGTTCTTCATTCCAATTTCTTGGATTGAATCACCGACATCAATTCCAAAGCAAGATATCGGAAGACCTCTATCAGTACCCGTATTAGATAAAACGGGAGTAGCAAGATTAAGCCAGCCACGCCAAATATAATCAAAAAACTTAGAGGCAAGATTACCTCTTCCCAAACGGCGGGCGACCGTAGTAGCGACACGCCAATACGCATCTTTCGGAGTTTCTCCTTCCAAAAGATACCCTTTACTAATTGTTTTAACATAAATCTCCGTATTTGCCCAGTCTGGAAAATCTACTCCAAGTTCCCATCCTAATTCTTCTCCAAAATTTTTCATATTTTTTTACCAAATATCATTAAAGTCTTCACCTTCATTGGCTTTTGAGTAATCCGTTGGTCTTACTGCAAAGAAATCGGTATGTGTAACACCACCTGTGAGATTATAAAACCAATCTAAGTTAGATGCCTTTTTATCGTTATATTCAAAAGTTGGTTCGTATCCCAGTTCTTTTAATTTTTCATTACCCCTCTTTGAGATAAACTCTTTTAGGTCTTTTGATTTTAGATTTTCTAAATCACCCATCTCAAACATCTTATCAATAAAGCTATGTTCCATCTCTACCATATATTGAGCTGCTTTGATAACATCATCCTTTACTTCTTCTAATAATTCAGGATATTCATCACACATATGTCTGAATAATTGACACCCCATCTTAGAATGAAGAGATTCATCTCTAACACTCCACTTCATTTGTTGTCCGATACCTTTCAACATATTTCTCATTTGGAATGAGTAAAGAACTGCAAATGAAGAATAAAGTGATACCCCTTCAGCAAATGCTGAGAATATTGCTAATGAACGAGCTACTTCTTGTCTTGCTTTTGGATTTGTTCTTAAATCTTCAGGTGTCCAATCAGAGGATACTGCTGTTAAATATTCAAACTTTTCAGCGATTGCAGGTTCATGTAAGAATGCTTCAAAATCTTCCAATCCTAATGATTCATTTAAATAAGAATACGCAGTTGCGTGGATTGTTTCTTGCGAACCAAACATCATTGCCATTTGCTTAATCTCATGTTTAGGAAACCATTTAGTAACCATACCAGTCCAATAATCTGAAACTGCACATTCGGTTTGAGCAAAACCTAATAAGATATTACCAACTAAGTGTTTTTCTTCTTTCGTTAAATTCTCATTCCAATCTTTAATATCACCCTGCATTGGTATCTCAGTATGTAACCAAAATGCTTGTGCTTGTTTCATCCATCCCTCTGTATAATATACAGGATATTCGAATGGCTTGAAGGGTATTCTTTCTGTAAATATTCCCATTTCAAATCCTTTTTTTATTGTTAATAAATCATTTGGTGGTGATTATATATATGGTTTAGAAGTCAATATCACCCTTCATTTCGTTATACTTTTGTAACAAATTTTTTCTTACTAAACTCTCCCCCTTATTCATATCACTTTGGGTTTTTTTACCATCAATGGAATCATCAGAATAAATTTGAATTCTACCATTACTCATATTTGCTTTAGATGGTAAAGTCATTCCATCAGGTCCAAATCTGTTTTTGATAACGTGCCAACGACCTGTTCCAGCTAACTTATCTTCTATCTTTCTACTTAGAGAAAC